TTACTAGTCTTCCACTAAAAAATCTTGAATGGGCTAATCCAAATTGATTGCGGGCTGCAGACCCTCCAGGTCTTTTAACTGTAACAGATTTGCCTTTAGGCATATAAACAATTTCTTCATTATATTCAAATACTAAACGCTCTGCATTTTTTGGCCTAATGACCAATGGATTTCCTTGCTCCATAACAGTAGCCTTATTTACAAACACATGCCTTCTTTTGCTATTGCTAGATGGAACCATAGACTTTGAAGGAAGTATGCTGTAGTTAATTCTAAAAGAAAGTCCATCTTCTGAAATTTTATTTAACTTAAAAAGTCTTGCTGCTTTATTACCAGTTCTCTTCCACTCATACATATGATGTAGAGATTTTGGCTTTGATCTTGCCAGTGCATCAATATAGTTTCCGAAATCAGTATCTATTTGCTCAAACACTATCTTTGTAAATGCTGATTTAAATTGAGCGTTGGTTGTAAGCTTAGATATTACTGCAGCCTCATAGTATACAAATGCTGATACTTGAGCTACTGTGCTATCTTTCAAAGGTCCGTTTTGGTTTGCATACATCATTCTTTCGAGTCCGCTTGCCGCTTGAACCAACATTCCGCTATTGTCCAATTTGCTGGTTCTCCGATCTCTTCATAGATGAGTTATATGCAATCACTCTGCCAAATGGGTCGGTTACTGGGGTTGTTCCCATAACTTCAAATACTGTTGGGGTTTCATTAGGATAGTTAATTTCATTCCAAATTGTATTACCCTCAACGTCTCTGATGTTGGTAACCTTTTCCCTAGCAGTTAATTTTTCTGCAGTTCTAACCTGAATAATTTGATCGTTTAAATATTTATTTGAAAAGATTTGTTTGTCGCTAGAACGAGTAGTTGCAGAGTTGCTAATTACTCCCTTAGCGTGGCATGCAACAGTTTTGTAGTAGTTCCACTCTCTAACAATTGCTCCAGTATCTGGATCCTGAATTTCAGACTGTCTATAAACATCTAAATTCATAGACAAGACAGAGTCTACGATGCTGTTCATTATATAATCTCTACTTTGGTTGTTAATACGTAATCTGCCAGAAGGTTATCTGCATAAGCATTACCAGTGCCAGTATATGCATCTCCTGTATATTCGAAATCCCAGTCAAACGTTGAAATAGACTTTACGTATTTGTTTCTCCACATGGTGTCTTTAGAGAAGTAGTCTTTCATTAATTCTATTGCTGCAAGCTCTACGTTATCTGGAACTTTTTCCCAACCAAATCTTCCTTGAACTTTGTATGCTATCCCAGATTGGAATATTCCAGATGAATCGTGTATGCTTGGAGGAACCATTCCGTTTGCAGTGTAAACAGTATTATCTAATAGGCCTGCTCTATTAATTCTAATTCCATATCCGCTTTCAGAAATTTCAACTGGATAATTCCAATTATCAATATCATTAATTGTGTCCAAGAGCAGTACGTCGTTAGAGTACAGCTCGTGTAGTTGATTTATTTTAGAAGGTACAGGAAGAGTATCTGAATCATATCCATACACCACATAAAGATCATCGTAAAGATAAAACTTCTGACCAGTATATTCCTCTATCTGCTTTCTTGCATATTTTTCTGCCCTAAGCAATTCTTTATAAGATTTATAATTTGGATCAGAGGAATCTGTAGAAAAACCTAAGTCCTGAACATGATTAAAATCTACATATGGAGTTACTACAAAAACTTCGTCTTCTCTTATAACAGATGTTCCGCTTATTGTATATTCCCACTTTAAACGCAGAGTCTTATTTCTATCTGTATACTGATAAGGTATATTTACAGAATATGAACCCAGGTTATTTTCATCAGCAGATGATGTTAATATTGTTAAAAGATGCGTTGGATTTATAGAAGGACTTATTGCTGGATCCATAGTAACATCGTACAGTTTAACTGTAGGAAGAGAGTCTGCAACAGCAACATCTCCATTCCAAAACACCTGGTGTGTTATTGGAGATTGTGACTTAATTAATATCTCTGCCATTTAAGAGGCGTAGACTAGTTGTAATACTCCTGGACTTCCTTTGGAGTTGCTAATCTAAAGCCCTCCTCCTTATCAAAAATTTTCTGAGCATCAGCTTTATGCATTGCTACAAATGGGTGTTCTTTTGTAAACGTATAACCCATAATATCATACCTAAAGTTATCTCTGGTCATTCTTACTAATACTGTATCTTCTGGCTGTTCCGCCTTTGGATCGAACTTAGGCAAGACTTCTACTGACATATCTTCTTCGTCTTCTTCCATCTTCTCAATGGTCTTGTTATATACAGACCACGTTACGCCTTCTTCTGCGAGGGCGGCAATAATATCGGCTTTATTTTTTAGCCCATCGGTATCAACTGCAAAGTCTTCTGCAATCTTTTTTAGTTCTGAAACCTTCAATGTCTCAAATGACATGTAAATCTCCTATTTCTACTCTAAACAATTATAGCATTACTAAATTAAAATGAAAAGCCCCCAAAAATTAATTTAGGGGCTTTTCCAGCTGGTTAGCAATAATTAAATTATGATGCTACCTTAACGTTCTTAACAACGACCCAAGCGTCTGCCTGCTCGATTTGAACACCAACACGAGTATACATTGTGTACTCGATTGAGTCCTTACGTGGCCAGAAGAAGCGGTATACGGTTACGTCACGCTTGATACCAATAACTACGTTATTTGGGAATGTCAAGTGGATATCTCCGTGGTTTCCTGTCTCTCCTGTGTAATCGCCATCTTGTGCTTCAGGAAGTAGTGGCACTTCAACAATCGGAATACCGAATGCGAATGGTGCTACGTAACCTGCTGGACCACCTAGTGGCTGTACGCCTTGTCCACGGATTACGCTTGAAGCGATATCCTGTGGAATTGTGTTGTTTGTTCCAATGCTGTTGGCATATAGGAAGTCTTGGATTAGGTTTGAGCCTGCCAAGAAGCGAAGGTCTGCACGACGTTGCTTGTACTTACGTGGAAGTGCCTTAAGGGCGCTGTTAAATACAGCACGGCTTACCGCAGCTCCAGCAGCGTCAACTACGTGACCTGATGCCTTTGCCTTCTTTACAACACCATCAAACGCCTTGTATAGGTTGTCTGATGATAGTGATGTATTTCCATTAAGGACTACATCTTCAATGTCGTTACCTGCCTGTGTTGCCATCATGCGGGCAATATGATCTTCAAGATCAGCACCTTCAATATTGTCTTCTAGAGACTCAGTTGAAAGTTCCCAATCTAGACGAAGCTTCTTTGTTGTTAGAGAGATCTTTGAGAAAGTAACTGCTGCGTTTGACGCATCGTTATCTCCTTCAGTTGCGAGCTTCATAAGTTTCTCGCCTACTGACATACGATCAATCTCAGTAGTATCTGCTCTCATTCGGACAGTACGTGCGACCTTACCGATTACGGTAGCGTCGAACATGTAGTCCAGGAAGCGAGCTGATTGTTCTGCGTTGAGAAGACCACCGTTGCCAGCTTCGCTGCCAACATGTACGCCTGCTCCACCAGTTGTTGAAGCAAAAGTGCCAGTGGCTGTTGTGCCTACTGCAATTGCTTTTTCTAATGTTTCATTGCTCATTGTATATTTTCACCTACCTTTTTAGTTAAAAATTTCATTTACGGAACCGAGGAAAGAACCGTTCCACTTTGATTTTTTGATTGTTACTTCCTGAGACCCGCCAAGGTCCGAGGACTTCTTAATTGCAGTCTCTGATTCTACTGCATCGACACGCTTCTCTACGCCATCAATCGTGTTCTTGATATTTTCTACAGCCTTTGAGAGTGCTGCATGTTGTTCTGCCAATTCTGAAATTCGACCATCTACGCTCTTGCTGAACGTTTCAACTGTATCTTTAATAGCTGAAACTTGTGCGGCATTTGCTTCTGAAGCCTTATTCAATGTCTCTGAGAAAAATCCCTTAAGATCGCCAAGCATCTTTGCAAAATCAGGTTCATCAACCATAACTTCTGATACGTCGGCTGCTTTTTCTAGAGTTTCGGCAGGAGCGTCTGTTGATTCTGCTGGTGAGTCTGCAACTGCTGGTGCTTCTTCAGCAACAACTGGTGCTTCTTCAACAGGAGTTTCTACTGCAGTCTCTTCGACTGCTACTGTTTCTGTATTTTCTGACACTTCATTACCTCCTTCTATGTCTGCCTGTTTTGCAATTTGTGTTTCAGGCAAGGACAATCTTGATCTTTTATGTAAATCAAGAATCTTATCTATTTCTTTTGCTTTGTTAACATCGTTTGATTCTACCCAACCGATCAATGTTGCAGGCTTACCTGTAACTGGAGAATCGTATGATGACTCTGTTGATACAAATACCGAATCGCTATCTGCACAATAAAAAATATTTTCTGCTACAACTTCTGTTGCCATTCCTTTAAATACTAGCTGACCGTTCATCTT